CGGCGCACTTGCGCGTAAAGTTGTGAACTTGCGCGCCATAGCTTGAAGCACGTCCGGTGGCAGATCCTCCTGCAAATACGAAAGCACCTCGTACTCGGTGATCGTCTTCATCTGCCAGGCCCGCAAGGCGGCTGAACTTCGCAACCGACGACGCCCAGAGGTCATCTGCGCATTGAATGACGTCCGCAACAGTGGCCGGAATCTCATCAGGGTTCTCCTCTGCAAAAGCGAGCAAATTAGCGCGGATTGATTTGTCGATACTGTACTTCTTTTCGCCATCCTTGTAGACCTCCATCATCTTTAGCGCCTGCGGGCCGACACGGTCCATGACCCACTGCTTCATGCGTGGGCTGCGCACCGACTGGATCTCGCCCTGGGTAATGTCAGCGACTAACGTCTCGATTTCTTCTAGTTCGACCGAAGCGTAGCGCACTGCGGCTTGTGCCAGTGGCATGTCGAGCAACACGCCACGGTCGTTGATGCGCTCGTTGACGTGGTAGTCGGCTAACTCCTGATCGGACAGCGGCCGCATGGCCTTGGAAATCTCGCGCATGGCGCGCACGTCCTGCTCGCAGTAGGCGATCATCTCGGCCAGAAGGGCGGGATCGGTATTAAATGATCCATCAGCGCGGGGTATAGATAATGCTCGTATGAGTTGGCTTCCTCGGTGGTCTTTGCGCATGTTGCTGGAGATGGCGCGTCCGACGTCTTCGAGAGACCCAGGCAAGCAGTTAGCACGCGCTTGTGTCGCGGTGCAATAGAACTGCGTGAGATCGAAATTAACTTGTAGGACGTACCAGAAAATAAGGCGCTCGAACGCAGCGTTATGAGCGTAGATTCGCCCCTTGTGATGCCGTACCGCGTCAGGGAACGGCTGGTCGGGAGTCCAGGTGACAACGTCATCGTCGTCAAACGCGTAGGACATACACAGTACATCTGTACTTGCATCTTGCGCATAGTTGTAAACCCCCTTGGTGGTGAGATCGCATCGCGACCGGGTTTCGAAATCAAGCCAGAGCGTCATCCCCATTGCGCTGCCATTGCGTCGGCAATGCCTTGAAATGTTTTTGACCTTATTTTTCCGCTTTTATTGTCTGAGTACCATTTAGGCAGTTTTTTCCCTGTAGGCGATATATAGAAATCGCCTTTATCAACAATATTCGTAGGGCTTAGTAACGGTAAATTTTTAAGCCACAGACAAGTTGTTTTTTGGGCTTTATCACCAAATTGCCATGGCTGAATTATTTGATCTGGTTTACGGTAAATGGTACTCATAATCCCAACAGGATTTTCTACAGCTATTTTGGGTATATTTGCGTTAGCAATTTTCATAAAAAAATCTATGCCCTGTTGTTGCCGTCCATCAGCGCGCTTCTTTGCAAAATGTTTTGCCCCGCTGACTGCCAAATGCGTGCAAGGAGGGAAGGCAATCATTAAATCCCATCCGTCATCAATAACATCAAATATATCGCCTTGGTAATGAGGGCCAGGCGCATCGGTAGCCAATATGTCGCACGACATAGCTTCATGACCTCTAGCTATAAATGCGTCACGGACAGCCCCGGAATATTCGCAAGCTATAAGAATTTTCATAATTTTTATTCTGAGAGGGTGGCCCCAGTCACCGCCTCATCAGGTCGAACCGACCAAGGAAAAACCTGATGATTAGACAACTAGGGCCATTGAAGGGTGGGGTACTCGCTGCACTGAGCCTCGGTGGCCATGGGACGTATCCGCAGCATCCGCTTTCCCCCGTGCTACTTACGCCGAGCGACGACGACGTGCTGGTGCGGCTTCTTCAGCAGGCGCGTCTTGCTCCGCCTCTTCCGATTTGCCGTCCATGCCGACCCACTCAACAATTTCAAACACTGGCGTGAAAATCTTGCCGTAGCTCTTGTGTTTGTATGAGTCGTTTTTCAAGCGCACGACGGGAACCGGCTTGCTCTGATCGGTTTCAATCTGCTGCGCAATCGCAACGCCTAATTGCTGCACGGCTTTCTTACCGCCCACCGACGTCACAGTAAAGCGCACTTCCATGCCCTTGTCTGCACCGCTAAGGGCTTTCAAACCCATACCCACTTGCACTTGCCAGCCTTTCTCGGCGTTGGGTGGTGCTGCACCAACTTCAGGCAATGGCTCCATGACAGGAACCATCGTCTCGGCCAGCACTTCAGCGTCGCCCCAAGCGATATAGCCGTGAACGAACGACATTGGGTTGACAGCCCAGAGCGTGCCTTCTTCGACTTCCGTTTGGTTTGCGCCGTAGATCCAGTCCCCACGTTTATCCATCTTCAGGATGATGGAGCCCACAGGACCGACGTCTTTTTCAAGCGTGCGCAGAGCAGTAGTCAAGGCCGCGACGTTTGGGAGATTTGCTAGAGCGAATGACATTGTACTTTCCTTTACTTTAAAGTTTAGAGAGGGCCGCAGTTAACTGCTTCCCGATTTGCAACACCGCTGGCCTCGGATCTGACTCCGGTGCCAACGTACTACCCGACGAAACCGATACAACCAGATGCGACGGTAATTTTATTTTAATCTTTTTAAGCGCCTTCTCGGCCTGCGCTGGAGAAATAACTTCAAGCTCTTTGTACGGCTCAACAAGAGACTTTAACAGAAACTGCTTGGCCTTCTCTTCGCTCACCCACTGGCGCTGCGCCTGCTTGGCGACTAACTTGTAGCCTGGCACCGGGTGATCCTTTTCAAGCATCTGGAACGCCAGCGCACGCAGGTCTTTGATGTAGTCTTCCAGTCGATCGGCTTGCTCTAATTGCATCGCGATCTGTTCTGCCGGCAGGTTAGCCAGCTGCAGTTTCAGCGCACGCTCGACTTCGCCTGTCATCTGCGGGCAGATCGGCTTGGCTGCGCACCAGCGGCAATGGTCGCCTGTTTGCATCGGCGCGTTAGGCCAACTGGCGATGCGAACGGCCTTGGCTAACTCGATTTCAAAGTCAATCACCCGCGCCGGTGTCGTCACCCAACGACGGATGGCCGGCGGCTGCACGATGATGCACTCGATTTCTTCTACGTCTTCAAAGACCCATTGTGCGGCGGGTGTTCGCATTGCCGCAGCTGCGTAAAATAGTAGCTGAGGGTTTTCCACAGCATCCACAAGTACACCATCGCCAAATTTCCAATCCAGAACGACCGCGCGTTTATTCTTACGCCCAAGTAGGTCAGTGCTACCAAAGACACCAGGCAGATAATCGCCAAACCCAACTCGGGTCTCCACCATGTATTCCATCGTCTTGTCGGGGTCGATGGTGTCGAGTGCTTCAAGAGCGGGAATAATCTTCTCATCAAGTAGCTCCTGTGTTAGAACCTGATCTTTGTAGGTGGCGCCAATGCACTGCTGTGGCGGCTTGTCGAACTCGAGTAGTTCGGCGATCACGTTGTGCAGCAGTGTGCCACGGTCTGCGTGTTCACTCGAGGGTTTGGGCGGCATCTTGGCGCAGAGTGCGACTGACGCCGGGCAGCTGATGACGCGCTTGGCAGTCGAGCCACCGACAATATTAGAATGGTTCACTGTACTCTCCTGAACTGTTTGAACCCCGACTATGCCCGGTAAGATAATCCTTGTCAAATACTTTTTTAGGGTGTTATATTTCGGCCATGCGTGAATCAGAGATCGAGAATTATTTTGTCTGGACGGTCGAGCGGGCTGGCGGCAAGACGTACAAGTTCAAGTCCATCACCCAGCGCGGAGTGAGTGACCGCATCGCTTGTATGCCTGATGGATCTACGTGGTTTATAGAATTGAAAGCCCCCAAAGGGCGCCTGTCAGAGCTGCAAAAGATATTCCGCAACGATGTGTTGCGATTGAGACAAAACTATGCCTGTTTATGGTCAAAGGAAATGGTGGATGAGTGGGTTAAGGGGTTATAAGTTATGAACAAAGAAGACAGCATCCATACCTGCAATGCATATGAGCCGCGTTGTGACAGTTGTCCCAGTGGTGTTGCAAACGCTATCCGCGCAAGGATGACTCCACTACAACGCATGAACAAAGCCGCTGAAGATAACGGGGAGGAGTTATGACAACAGATAGAGAGCTAATGCAGATGGCGTTGGATGCGTTGGAGAAACACATCCTTGAATACGAAACAGTAGAAGCACTCCGCGCCAGACTAGCGCAGCCTGAACCGGAGCCGGTGGCGTGGATGGAAGTTGTGAAACGGATTGACCCAAACAGCAGAGAAATATCGGAACAAACAATTTTAAGAAACTACGACACAGGGCATGGCGAACCACTCTACACCGCCCCACCACAGCGCGAATGGCAAGGGCTGACGGATGAGGAAATTGAAAACTGCTTTGAAATGAGTATGTTTGGGACTTGCCGCGCCATCGAAGCCAAGCTGAAGGCCAAAAATGCTTAAGCTGCGCCCCTATCAGGATGAAGCGGCTGACTTCCTGTACGAGCGCGATCGAGCGATGATCTTGGCGCCTGTGGGCGCAGGCAAGACGGCGATCACGCTGACCGCCATGCAGGCAATGATTAAGGACGGCCATGCGTCACGCTTCCTGGTTCTCGCGCCCAAGCGTGTCTGCACGGACGTGTGGCCCGTCGAGGCGCGCAAGTGGGCGTCTGCGCTGACGATTGCTGTAGCGGTAGGATCACCAACACTTCGCTGGGCTGCAATGAAGCATGGCGATTCAATAGTGGTCATCAACTACGACAACATCCAGTGGCTGGCCGAGCAGGATCTGTCATCGTTCGACGCCATTGTGTTTGATGAGCTGACAAAGCTGAAGAACCCGTCAGGCACGCGGTTCAAGGCGCTGCACAAGGTGATTGGCCAGTTCAAAATCCGCTGGGGTTTGACCGGGTCGTTCACGTCTAACGGCCTCGAGGATGTCTTCGGGCAGTGCAAGATCATCGACGAGAAGCTGCTTGGCCGCGCCAAGGGCGCCTTCCTGCAGCAATACTTTGTATGTATGAACCGCGACTTCGGCGAGTGGCTGCCACGCCCTGGCGCCCTGCCGCTGGTCATGGAGCGCATCAAGCCGGCGACCTATGTCTTGGAGCCGGGCGAGTACAAGGACAAGCTGCCCGAGTGCCATGTCGTCGAGCTGCGATGCCAGCTGGACGACCGGCAGCCCTACGAGAAGATGAAAAAAGATTTCGTGGTGCGCTTTCCGACCGCCGAGGTACTGGCGGCCAACGCCGCCGCCGTTACATCAAAGTTGCAACAGATGGCGTCCGGCTTTGTGTACGACAGCAGCCGCGTGGCGTCGGACGCGCCGGGTAAATTCACTAGCAGCAAGGAGGCTGTCTGGTTTAGCAGCCACAAGTTTGATCGGTTGGACGAACTATTGGAGGAGAATCAACATGCGAACACGCTTATCGTTTACCAGTTTCAGGAAGAGGTGGCAGAACTTCGTCGCCGCTATCCGAAACTTGCCACGCTCGATGATGACCGCGCTATTGAGCGATGGAACGCCGGCCAAACGGAGCTCCTTGCTGTACATCCAAAATCCGCCGGACACGGTCTTAACCTCCAGCACGGTGGATGCCACATGGTCTTTTTGTCGTTGCCGTGGTCGCTGGAACTCTATGAACAGGTCATTGGACGACTCCACCGATCTGGACAGCAGCGCGACGTGTGGGTCTATATTCTGCTCGCCGAAAAGACAGTTGACGAAAAGATCTTCGCCGCTCTGCACGACAAACGAGCAATTTCCGACATAGCAATGGAGGCATTGAAATGAAACGGCTGCAATACTGGATGGCCAAGTTGCGAGCAGCGCAGGCCGAAGAACGCGCGCGCCGCCGCGAATTAAATCAGATGCAGCGGGCATTTGAGCGAGCATTAGAAGACGTTACTAAAATTGAACAGAGGATTAACCATGAAAAAGCTAAGTTGGCGCGCCCTAAATGACAAGATTGCGACGCTATCCGAAGATGAGGTGTTTGCCTTGCTAACGCATGAGCAATTGAACGAGCGCCGGAGTTCCATTCTTGAGCGACTGCACCAGCGCTACTGCGCTTTGCGCGATGCCCGTGAACGGGTCGAGATTTTGCAGAAAGCAGTGCGCCCATGAAATGTCAGCACTGTGGTTCTAGAACGTTCGTTGTGAACACTAACCAACAACCAGGTGGCATCCGACGGCAACGTCGATGTGACTCATGCAAGATTAGTGCCTACTCAGCCGAGGTGTGGATTGCCGGCAACGTGATGGTAGGAAAATCGATCTATACTAACCAAGAGGCGGCGTTGATAAAAAAGAAAGGCGTTGACGCTCGCCGCGCAAATGAAGATAGGAGGAAAAAAGATGCTTCGTGACGGAAACTTTATCCGAGAAGAACCCCCTAAGATTGGCGCGCACTACGTGCCGGAGTTCTACGCTAAACCTGCAACGCCTGAAGAGCGCTTTGTGCAGGACATTATGTTGGGCGCCAAGCCGCATCATGAATCGCCACTTACTAAATTTTTTGGGAGGCTACTGAGCGTATGAAAGAACTTGTCTATATCTATTACGCGATGATCATCATCGCAACGCTCGGGTTCTTGGTTTTTTTCGTTGATGAACCGCACCGCCCTACGGCCGCCGAATGCGGCATCGCGGAGATATCGCCCGACATGTCGCCACAAGACCGCGCCGTCTGCCGCCAGCTGCGACGGCACCGCATGTAATTACTTGGGTCTTAGGGATTCGTACTGGGCGTGGCATTGCTTGAGGGCTGCGCGGAGCTCATCTGCTCTGGCAGCCTCCCCTGCAAGAAATGCTGCATCCTCTCGAGAAAGTCCTGCTCCAGTACAGCTGGTGGGGGCGCATCCAGCGCTGGCGGTACTGGGCACGGCACTGGCTTCGGCGGTGGGGCGACTGGGGCGCTCGCGCAGGCTGTTAGCAAGAGCAGCGGCGCGAGCGTTGATATTCCGAATTTCTGCATCTTTGTCCTTTCGCAATTTGTCCGCTGACGCCTGCAAGTCTTGCTCCTTCTGACGCGCGGCTTCCTGCGCTTCGGCATACGCCGCGTACTGCTGGGTCTTCTCTTTATCCCATGCCTGCTGGACCTTGGCCATGCCAAGTTCGTGGCCCTTGTACAGGCCGCCAGCGCCGGCAGCCGCTACTGCCAGCGTGGCGCCCAGGATAAACCAAGGATTCATTTGGGCGGCACTTTCGTGCCGTCGAGTTTCTTATGAACCTTGATCATTTTGCAGACTTCGACTTCTTTGCCCTTTTGCTTCTCTTTGTGGCAGACCTTTTTGGTTTCGGCAGCCAGCGATAAGTTAACAGTCAGGGCCAATAAAGTTATCAATAGCGTTTTCATTCGTCTCTCTCTGGGTGGGGTGGTTGAACTGGGGCAGGTTTGCCACCGTAGCCGACTGTTGTGGGTTCCGACTCCGTGCGTACCGTGGTCACCGTAGTGGTTACTACCGGCTTTGGTGGCTCTGGCTCTGGCTTGCTCAGATTAGGCGGCACGAACTGTGGCAGGGCTTCTTTGCCTTTAACCGCGATCAGCGTGGCCAAGGCGCCCAGGATGTACTTTGACATGTCCGAGAGCAGCAAGAAAAACTGTTTGTCCGCTGGCGCCATGCCCGACATCGGCTGCGTCACGAACACGACCGAGTACATGGCCAGGGTCGCCATCATGCCCAGAATTGCGCAGAACGTAATACCGATCGCGAACTTCAGATAGGCGTTAAGTTGTTCTTCGGTCAGATGCGTCATGGTTTGGCCTTTTCAGGTTGGGTTACATCGTCGGGACAGGTTCCTGTCGCCGTGCAGATAGGCGGCTTGCACTCTTTCGTCTCCCAGTTGGCCGGATCCTGGCAAGGGTACCGAAAGCGGTCGCTGCAGGCGTTAGCCGCCCAGCACATGCAGAGCATGAGCGTAATGTTTCTTACGGTCTTCGAGTCCAATGGTTCCTCCGTTAATCCGCTTGGTCATAGTCAGTATGTCGCCAGCGTCGGCCAACGCGTTCAGTTTTGCGGTTTCCCAGTACCAGCAGGCGCTTTGCGCTGCGCCCTCGAAGGTCTGCATGTATTCGGCAGCAGCTTCAGGCGTGATCTCGAGCGACGACGCGAACCAGAAATAGTTGTCCTTGCCGGTGACTTGTATCAAACCTCGGCCCTTGTACCGGGCGCCATCGCCCGACGCCTCGTCGCCGTTGCCCATACGGTTGGCGTAGACGCGGTTGGCGATCTTGTCGGGCTGTCTGGCGTAGGCGTTTGCGGTCGCCTGATCAGGAAAATACTTGGCAAAGGTTTTCATCAGACCTGCTGCGCTGTAGTTCAGATTCTCGGTGAGGAACACAAAGCCGCCCGACTCATGACCGCATTGGGCCATGAACGCGGCAATACGCTTGGGGGTGTTGATCTCGTACTCGTCCAGCAGGGTTTTGTTGCCTAGAATGGACTTGTGGCCAAACAAGGTGTCGTACCACTGCTGTGGGTATTTGGTGTTGGGAACTAACTGCTTGAACTGTTGTAACGTAATCAAGGCTCACCTCGCATTTGATCAGCAATTATTTGCTTGCGTAACTCTCGTATTGCTTTGATTTCCATCTCAACTGCCGCTCTGGCATTGTTAAGATCCATGTACATGACCCCCATAATTGGGATAACCACCACGAAGGTCAATGCCATTATCGCCACACATAAGACGACAATAAGCGATACGTCAGACTCTCCCTTAGAAGATACAGGACGGCGAGGAGCCACACGACGACGAAAAATACTGCCCCAAACCATGTTGCGTACTCCCAGCGTCTTCTTACCATCCTGCGTCTGTTCAATCGCTCCTGCTGCATCCGGTAGGTTTCGCGCTTATGCGCTTCGTCCTGCTCCGCGATGATTTGCTTCCACATCTTTTCATACTTGCCCCACAAGTCGCCCAACTCGGGTGGGGCCTTGTAGACCATTGTCTCGCGTAATTCGGCGAGCATGGCGTCCAATCTTGACCGGATGATGACCCGGTTCAACGCCCGTTTCCCGATGGACTGGGTGCCGGTGTAGACCTCTTTGGCTTGCGCTTCCTCCATAAGGAAGGCTTTTCCGATCTCATCATAGGCATCCATCAACGCACCCAGATCGTTGCCAATCTGGAGAAACACATCGTTCGGATCGGCCCGGCCGATTTCCTGAACGCGCTGGACTTCCTCGTTGTACTGCTGTTTCTGTGCGTTGGTGGGGTTTGGTATCTTCTGGAACTGCGACTTCAGATCATCCAGTACATCCTTAACCTCGCCAGCGGCACCTTTAATGTCCTTGTAAAGCTGACACCCCTTCTTGACTGCTGCAACCGCAGCATTTGCAGCCGCCAGTAGGGTGAGCGGGTCAATTTTTACTCACCCACATCCATACCGCGATTACGTGCTTCTTCTAGTAATTGTTCTAGTGTAAGTTCTCTGCTTTCAACTACTGGTACTTCTGGCAATACTCGTTCCTCTACCGTTGTAGGTGTCGTTTCTGATGCGGCAACACCGCGTGTACCGACCTGTATCAGCCCACGTTTAAGTGTATTCAAGGCCTCTAAAGCGCGGTCACCTTTGGTTTTGCCCCGTGCCAGATCCGTAATAAGTTTACGATTATTGGGATCAAAAATCACCTTGGAGAAGGCTTCTGGGCTGGCGATAACGTCGCGGGTAAACCCGACCAATTCACGCAGCAGCAGACTGGATTGCACGTTAGCGCCTGCGCCGCGCGTAGCGCCGAACACAGTGCCGCCGGATGGCCCACCAAGACCCATTGAGGCCTCTTTAGACATGACTTGCTGCAAATACTTAATGGCCAATTGCGCGTCAGCCAGATCTGTTGGATTAGGGAACAGATCAGCCAGATCGCCTTTGCGCTGCAACGCGCGCAACGTCTGTTTAAGGCTGAACTGCGGGTCTAGTGCAGACGCGCCTTCTGCGCCCTGACGACCACGGCTCAACACATCGTCCATCTGCGCTCGACGCATGGTTTCCAATACCATGTTGACCTGTGGGTTAGGGTTATTTTGCATGACATCGATGAGGATAGCGCGCTGCGACGGTGGCATACGCTTCAATTTAGCCAGTACGTCTTCTGGCACCAACTGACTGACGTTTTGAACATCAAACGCTTTGGTCAATGGCCGGTTGGAGAATTCTTCGATGCGGTCAATATTGGCTGCAAAATTATCCCGTGCAGCCTTCAGTTTGTCTGCACCAGGGATATTGTTGTTAATCGCCTCGTCCAGTGACTCCTTAAAGCCGCGCAGCACCGACAATGCGATGCCTTTGGCTTTGCCAGGCGCGACATTCTCAAAAATGTTGCCTTTACCAAAGTCAGCTTTGCCCGAATACGCAGCCTCACCCCAAACGGCTAGATTGTCTTGTAAACGACCGATACTGATTGGCTTATTAGACGGCGGACGAGCAGGCGTAACATTGACTGACGCAGGTTGGCCTGTCGGTCCTACGATAGATGATGGCGTAACCGATGCAGGCGCGCCGGGGTCCACATATTCATCCAATATGTTCTGAAGCGATTGCTTTAGAGATGCAAATCCTGGCTCTTCAGGTGCGATGCCTGCCAATTGCGCTCTGACGCGGTCAACGATTGGCGTAGTATCTACCTGACCGCCAGAGGCCTTGGCGGCATTGAAGTCTTTTTTGGCATCCAACCGCAGCCGGGTAGACAGTGTCTTACCGTAATTCTTGAACGCGTCAACGATGCTGCCAGTGACCTGCTGCGCTTGCGCTGTAGTCACAGGCGCGCCAGCAGCACGGTCAAATAGGTTACTCAGGAACGATTCCACGTCCTTGGCCTGACCAATACGGAATTGCGAAGGCGCTTGGCCTGACGACGGCGCTGCCTCAACGCGGGCCTCGGTGGCTAACTGGTTGCGGAACAAGCTGGCTTCGCCGGGCGTGATACGACCTACGCGCAAGAGTTCGTTAACTTCGGCTTCGGTGGGATAAGTACCGCGAGGGCGGGTGATCATACCTTGTGTCGCGCCGTAGAGCGACTTAGCCGCGTAAGGTGACAGCATCAGCCCCATCTGAACTAACGGACTCTCAGGCGCGATTTGTTGCGCAGCTAGTGATGTAGTACCTGCCGCGCCGAACTCACCCGCCAAACCCGCAGGAGTGCGGCTAAACAGACCAGGCACGCCCATCAATGAAAAAGCGACGTTAGGAGCGCCGGCTTCGCCGAACTCGTATACGCCGCGATAACCGGGGATAGTCAGGATATCAACGCCAGTAAGATTCTTAATGCCGCGTGCTATGCCCGCGCCGGACAAAGCACTAGGGTCGCCTGACTTAATTAAATAATCGTACAGATTGCCCCAGCCACCAACGATATTGATAATGCCTTTTACCGGACCTTTAAGTAATGACTCACCAGCTTTGACAAACTCATCAAAACTAGACCCGCGCTCATCCATGACAGATTCAGTGCTAGTCACTAAACCGCGACGAGCGGCTTCAGCTTGCAATTCCTCTAGTGTCGGCTCGGCCATGTCTACTTACCTTTCCTGGCTTTTTCAATCGCTGCTTTTAACTCGTCATCCGTCATCGATCTCACAGTGCCCGGCGCCGGCGCATTAACAATAGGTATTTTTGGCCTAAAGCCTTTTAATCCGTCATTCTCTCTAGCGTAATCTTCAAGACGAATAGCTTCATCTATGATGAGCTGGTTCTTATTCACCATAAAGTTAATCAACTGTTGACGCGCTTTACGGCTTGTCTCTAGTTGAGGAACCAACCCAGCGATAAACTTACGATCATCGTTAGAGAAACCTGCTCCAAGTTTTCCACCCAAAGTGGCCAAAATAAGGTCGCCAGATACTTTACTAAACGTTTGTGAGTTAGCTAACGTACCTGCGTCTTTATTGCTAACCAAACCAAGCGTATTGAGTAAGTTAACCGCGCCTATACGACCTTCAGCAAACGCGCCGCTAGTAACACCTTGCTGATCAAGGCGGGTAAGCTCGTTCAACGTATTAAGTGCAGCAATTGCGTTATCACGATTAGCGCGAGCGGCTTCAACGTCTTTGGCGTCCAATCCGCCAAGCTTTTCTCTAAATGCTTTGACGCCAGGCGCTGATGAAGACGCGGTTGCAGTGACTTGCGATGTCATTCTATCTACATCAACATCAGATACTAATTTACGTACTTGCTCACCTTTCTCATTTTTTGAGTATACAAATTGTTGGTCTTTATTCTCATCAACATAAACAGTCTTTCCTTTATCTGTGCCAGATCTAACTTCGCCGACCACGGTAAGATTTGGCTTGTCTTTCCTGAGCTGCTGCTCCAGTACGGCCAACCTATCTTTGGCTTCCAAAACTTCAGGTGCGGAAGGATCTTTAGCGTCGCGTATTTGCTTACGTAACTTAACAATATTGTCAGCCACTACCAACGATTCAAACTCTTTGCCGCCTTTACGATCGGTAGATTTATCGATAAGCATCTGCAGTGCCTTGGCTCTAGGATCATTTTCAAACCCTTTAGTGTCAGGACCATATTTTGTTTGTATAGTAGAAAGTTCAGTTAAGTACCCTTCAAGACGCGTAACGTCATCGATAGTTGCTTTAGTTTCTGCTTGGTCAAGATATTTTTTAGTATTGCGCAATTCTTGTGCTTCAGGACTATCTCCCATATTTTGGGAGTCTAGTACCCTGAGTCGTTCGTCTATACGTGCGCGCTCTCTAGCAATAACAAGTTCTTTATGCTTACCCTTACCTGCACCATCACCTTCGCCATCACCTTCACCTGCGCCGCCTTTTAGTGGTGCCAATGACTGGATCAGACGGTCAATACTTTTAACCGCGTTCGAATCTACACCAAACTGAGCGACAGCTTCCTCGCGCTTAACATATAGATCTTGAAGTTGTGCGTATTTATCCTCGGCGCCGGGGCGGAGTGCCTTTTGAAGTCGTTGTATTTCAGCGTCTATAGGACCGCGTTCGTTTTCAGGCAGTTTAAGTCTATCTTCTGTCAACTTACGAATTCTTGCGGCAATCTGTATATCTTGCGGGACTTTTTCCGTTTCACGCTGTTTGGTCAGCGCTATCTCGCTACCTTGCTTATTCATAAAGTCGGTCAACGACAAGGCCAACTCTTGGTCGCCCATTTGTGATGCGCGCTGAATACCAGCGGTCAAGGAAGCCATATCCGCCGGGTTGATCGACCGCATGATTTCTTCGCGTTGACGAATGCGTTGCAGCTGGGGATCTTGCACACCCAAGAGACCGCCCAATCCACGGGCTAACTGTTGTCCGCCCAAGAACATGCCGTAGACGGCTTGATCACGGGGGCTCAACTGGGCAAAGTTAAATGCGCGCTGTTGTTCAGCGGCTTGCTGTTGCGCCAACTGCTGCGCCTGATATTGTTCAGGCGACACAAACAGACCTAAGATATCACTGGTAGCCATAACATATCCTTAATACGAGAAACTGTAGCCGCTAGTGCCTCGAGGAATAATTGCTGGATTTTGCCCAAATGACGGTAAATACATCATAGGGCTTGATTCAGCATACATAGTAGATTGCGCAGGCGTGCCGCCAAACATGCCTTTGGCCCAGTCATAAATCTGTGAACCCATTTGGCCTAATTGCGGGCTACTACCCAAACCTGATAACGCAGCAGACCACGGGTCAATTGAAGCCGCTTGCGTAGTGCGGGCTGCGCTTAATCCACCCGTCAATAACGACTGCCCTACGTTGGCGCCTGCCGTAGCCGCGCGGCCACCCAACTGCGCACCAATATCCAGCGGCTGTTGGCCCAAGCTCTCGAGCGTCGAGACGCCGCCCAATGCCGTAGTAAATGGCGACAGCGCGCCGGTTACGCCTGACTCGTAGCCACCGTAGAGCCCGGCGCCTTGGCCAAACAGGCCGGTGCCAAACGCCAGTTGACGCTGGCCTTCCTGTTGCGCTTGAGCCGCCAGGGCAGCATCCTGCTGTGCTAAAGCGTTGTAGTACGCTTCCATCTCAGGATTGGCTGCTGCAAGACCGGGAGCACCGCTTGGGCGCATGCCAGTGCCGCCAACGGCCAAACCGCCACGGCCTGTCTGGTACAACTGGTTCTGCAGCTGAGCATATTGACGCTCCCGCGACGGCGCCAGCAAGTCAAGTTGGCGCTGCATGTACTTCTGCGCTACTTGCTCCGGTGTCTCAGCCAAATACTGGCCACCGAGCTGCATCAGACGGCCGCCAGCTTCGCGTAGAGGCGCGTAAGCTTCAGGTGCCATCTCGGCTTCGCCAAGCCGCTGTTCGGCCAGTGCTTGCAGACGGTCTTGATAGGCACGCAGTTGAGGGTCGATCTGGTAACCAGCGCCAATCAGTCGGCCTTCAGGCCCAAACTGGAATTGGCTACGGCCAAACCGTGTCGTCACCCCAACTGGGCGGAAGCGCTGCTCTTCGGCAGCGAGTCGCGCAGCGCGCAGTTGCGCGTCAGCGGAAATTTGTGCGGCTCGTTTTTGGGCATCGCCGCCCATGATGCCGCCTAAAAGACTGGCGCCGCCGCCGATAAGAGCTGCCGTTATTGGCATGTTAGTACCCCTTTATGATGACTTCATCCACTTTAGCCGCGTCCTTCTCGTCCGTGGCGTGGATGCAATACCAAACACAATCTTCAATGGCTTTAACGCCGTGTACTACGTCCGCTTTAATTTCCAAACACGCCGGCGCAGAGATAATTTCAATTTCATCGCCGATCAATACTGCTACCTTACCTCGAGCCAGAATCGACAAATGGCTAAAGTTATGCGTGTGTTTTAGAATTGCTTGTCCAGCTTCAACACGCATCTCTTTGGCATACAGACCATCACTAAAATGATGAATGATCTGATGATCAGGTAAGGTTTCAACAATCATGCTGTCCGCTTCCACATATAGACCGTGATGTACGGCTGGTAGTTTGCGTTAGTGCCGCTTGAGCCTTCCGTTGAGAGGCTAGTAGCTACTGTAATGCCTGTTGTTACGGTAGAAGTTGATGGAGTTCCACCTACACCACCATTGCCTTGACCACCATCTATAAAAGCACCGTCATCAGTAGATTTATATGTAGTAACTGTATGACTATGACCAGAATCAGTTACGGTAGAAGTAGCCGTATGGGTATGGCTAACTACAGAAGAATTAGCTGAACCACCCGTCTCTTCCGCTGTGTCAAATAATGAGTTGCCAGAATCAAAACCAACCATGACTCGACCAGCACCAAACGCGGTCCATGTACCAAACCCCAACAACGTACCAGGGTTGGTACTGTTAGTAGCATTAGTGTAGATAGATCCTACAGGGTACAACGCTGCAAGAGCAGCCTGCACAAATGCCGTAGTAGCTAACGCAGTTGTGTTATTACCATAGGATTGCGTAGCTGCAGTAGTTCCAGTAGGCAGCGCAGGCGATCCTGTAAATATTGGACTAGCCAAATCAGCTTTAGTTGCGACAGCCGTGGCAATATTATTGAACTCGGTATCAATCTCCGTGCCCTTAACAATCTTCCCCGCGTTACCAGATGCCAATGCATCTTTAGCAGCAAAATCTGTACTTTTTGTGTAATTACTCATGACAGCCTTCCGTTTTTCGACTGAATTTCAATTTTCTGAATCGACAGCGCCGAAGAATTAATATCCGCCTCATAACCTGTTTGCACAATGCGACCAGACCCCGTGCCTTGTGCGTAAAGTGTTTGTAATGCAATACCATCGGCGTACTCCGCAAGAGGAACACCATTAGAACCATACTCTGCTATGCCGTACTCAGATACACTCTGCGTTGGGATTTGCGTGTTTTGCGACAAATAATTTTCGCTAAAATCGAAACACCATTTAATCGTCACATATTGATTCGTGCCGCCAATCACAATAACGCCAATGCGTTTCAATATAGACGTAACACTTTGGTCGCCCAAGTCGCTATGGTTGGTGTAGTACTGAAAACGGTACTCAGCAGTGTCATCTAGATAGGTGCTGTACTTGCCAATGTAACCAGTCTGTCCCAGCAGCAAATCGCCATTACGGCGCGATAATAACGCCGATGGCGTAATCGACGTCCATACAGTAACTCTTGATGACCCATCAGGAAGATACCCGCGAGTATCAAATACATATACCGATTGATTGCTAGGTAGTGTTAGCAAATAAAATGCATTTATTTCCGAGTACACGGCCTTGATGTTTGCCAATGTCTCGCCCGCAACAATACCCATAAAGTCATTACGCACATTCTTGCTGATGTCGCGAAACGGTGCTGACTTTTCCTGAATCGTGCGCATTAACGACCGCACGCCGCTGTTGGACAGGAAGAAGACATCGGTCGCAGTGCCTTGGATTGAGTCGCGCGCGATGCAGCCAATGCCCACTACTGTATCGTTTAACGACATTGTGGCCGGCGCCGTTGCGCCTTGATATACCAATATCTGGCGCTTGCCGAAGATAATCAGGAAATTGTTGTGGGCTGCCAGGCCAACGATCTCGTCTGGTCCAGCAGGCCAAACGTTATTCACATTCAACGTGCCAGACGTGCCGCCGGTATAGATATGCCCCGCCAGCAGATCCGAAAACGTCAATGTTTGCTTGTCAGATGCCGTATTAGCAATCCACAGACGACCGTATGCTGAGATGACGATATTGCCTGACGGCACCGTGCCTGCATAGCCTGTCTTCTCGCTCACACGGCGATACGTGGTGGTGCTGACCGCTGGATCGTAAATTAGCGGGTCATGGCCCGTCTGGAAGAAATAAGTAATGCCATTAAGCGAGGCGCACTGCCAGTTGTTGGCTGTGATCGTCGGGGCAGTACCCCCTCCCCCGTAGGTCAACTCGACAACCGCATTGCTGCCATCAAGCTTAAAAATCTTGTTGTTGCCGGCAAACAGTACGGTGTATGTGCCGTCCGCTACTACCAGTTCATGAATGACGCCGACGTCATTAGCGCCCAAGTTGCCAGAGCTGCTATTGACTTTAGACCAGCCTTTACGTGCGCCGACACGGCCGTATTGATCGATGACGCAGTTAGTTGCGACTAGCGCAAAACCAGCGTTCAAATCAAGCGGGGAATCTTGGGTATTCAGGCCATAAAAGCCTGGCGCCGAGATTGTATCGATGCGCAGTGGCTGGCTCATGAAGCGTAAAACTCCTGCATTTCAGGAAAGCGAGTGGCTTCCAAAGCAATGTAGTCCGACAGCATGGTTTTGTACAGCGCGTAAGCCTCAGACGAATTAAGACCGCCGTCCTCGCCGCGCTCAACCAGCGCTCTGGCGTAAGCATTCTGAGTCACCAATACATCTGGCACTAATACGGAAGTGGAGTCCGACGACAGCGTGGCTTGCGGCACCGACAGGAAAAACTTGATACTGTAGACACCGTTAGGGCGGCCCCACAATTGCACCTTGGCGTCGCCGTTGCCATCCACACCTTCAAAGCAATATTCCGTGGGGACTGCGGTAACCGTGGGTTGCAAATTTTGCTTGCGGCGCATGTCGCCTACAGGGATAACCTGCATAACGACGTTGCTGGTGGTGTTCAATGGATCGCTGGTAACACGGAATTTCTGCCCGGCGCCAGTCATGGAGTATTCATAAGTGCTTGCTGAAGTAGTGATCGTTATCTCTTGCCCAAGCGCATTCCAGTCGTAAGCATCCTCAATCTGACGCTTGGCGTCATTGACGAACTTGCCGATCAGGGAAGAGTAGGTAGTCAGGCCGACCGTTGTCACCTGCGTCTCTCGCAGGCGGGCCAAGACATCATTGACGAGTTCCAAGTAGGTCATTTGCTTTTCGCCTTATTCCTTGCGGATATAGCTTTAGCTTTTGCCTTTGCATCTGCCTTGGATGATGCCCCCCAAGCATTTAAAGACAGCAAGAGCCGAGTAGGCTGACCGTCTTTACGCTCGGGACCGGGCATATTGCCCATCCTGGCGAGAAAAGAAGCTCGTCGCGGGTTGTCGCCAGATTTTACCGGCGCTTTGAGGTTGCCCCCAGTTGCTGCATTATAAGACTCCCGGCCTTTGGCATTCAAGCCGCCCTTTGCATTTTGACCGGCCTTTCTTTGCCAAGCTGGAGTTTTCATTTCTTCCTCGCTGCCCTCAAGTTATCGACCATATTGGGATAGGGCCGTCCGGCGGCCTTTGCCATTCGTTTTGCCGCTGCCTTTTTGGCAGGCGCCAAGGGTTTGGACGGGCCTAACTTTTCAGGCCGCTTCTGCTCCCAGATTGGCTTTTTCATTTCTTGGCCTTTTTCTTGGCCATGCCAGCCTCAGACAGCGCAATGGCGATTGCCTGCTTTTTAGATGTAACGACAGAGCCGCCTTTGCCGGAATGCAAGGAACCTGCCTTGTATTCGTGCATGACCTTACCGACTTTCTTTTGGCCTTTGCTCATCTTCATGATCACTCCTTGGTGATAGGACCGCCTGATTTCCACGCGTCGCAAGTACGATTCGACGCGCAAGTAAACTGGAACAAATCGCAGTAGCCAAGATCGGCAGCGGCTACAAACTGCTCATCGTAAGACAACTCATTCTTGCCTTCGTTTTTTTCCAAACCCCCAATGATGCACTGCATCATGGCTGGCGTCTGGATAAAAGCCGCGCAATTACCGCACCGCATGCCTTTTACCGTGGCCGTAGGAGCGTTATACATGGTGGCTTTTTTCATCCAAAAAGCCGTGTTTGCCTCATTCGGATTAGGTGGCCCATAACCATACTCTTTGAACGCATGGTTGCGGTTCTTCAGATTGACAGACACGTCCTGTGTTGCCACAGGGCATTGTTTGCCGGACAACAGGCCGGTTTTCATCTGAAAAATACCCGATCCATGATGAACGCCGCCGCACCACTAATGGCCGACACGATCGCCATGCCTACCCAAAAACCGCCTTTGGATTTATTGGCCATCTCCAGCAGTTTTTTAACGTCTTCGCGCAAGGCGTGCACCTCCACTTGGAGTGCTTCCACCTGGGCTTCGAGTTTTCCAAACTCGCGTGGGTCAATTTCCGACATTTTCTAGTTTCCTTGGACGCCCCATGCGTTTGGCTGGCGGCGTTAAGATGACCGAAGATGACACTCCGTCCGCAGGTTCTTCAGGCTCATCAACCCGCACGTAGCCCTGATGGCCTTTCATGCTGTCGATATCGTGCTGATGAACGAACGTAACCGTTTGGCCACTGACCAAACATTTGAATGTCGCCATAAAATCTCCAGAAGGCAAACTGGGGGCGGTGGCCCCCAGTTTTTACGCCAGTGAACGAGCTACAACAATACGCAGTGTGGCCGAAGCCAGATCTACGGTACTGCCAGATTCGTTTTGCAGACGGAATTTGACCGTATTGGCGGCGCTGACATAGCCAGTGACCGTAATACCCACCAAATCCACGCCCAACGAAGCGCCAATCACCATGTCGCCAAGCGCTACGCCGGGGACGGTGACGTCATCAGTCTCACCCGCACCATCAGCCAGCGAACCAGCATCCAGTGTGGCCTTGACTAGCCAAGTATTTGAGAAAAGACCGCGAAACTGGTCATTGCCAGCGCGGACTGTTACGGAAGATGCAGTTGCCATGATGTTCTCCTAATTAGGTTAAAAATCCCCGGCCGAAGCCGGGGAGTTTAATTAGGCTGGAACAGCCAGAGCAAAAGCCGAGGACGAGGTTGCAGCACCCGTAGTCGCGGCAGTACGCATGGCTTTAACGCCATACAGCATGTCGGACGTGAACAGCGTGCCCAGGTATTCCTGCTTGTACTGGGTCTGCGAACGAACGCCCATCTGCTCAACCAGAACCATCGATTCCTTGTGGCCCATCAGGCAGATACGGTCAGCGCCCGAGTTACCAGCGCCAGTATCAGCATTGGAAGTCACGAACACAGGGATACCGTACAGGTTGCCGATTTCGCCGTTACGGATGGCGTTGCCATCACCCACGAATGCCTGCTCAGTGTAGCGAGCCAGACCCATCAGCGTGTTACGGCTGGATGGTGGGATGATGAAGAAACGACCGTCCATTGGGGTGTCGTTGTCGTCCAGACGCTGGATGGTACGACGGATTGCAGCATCGGTCAGGGCAGCAGCGTTCGAGGTCGCGCTGTTGTACGCAGTGGTGCCGTCCGAGCCGATATAAGCTTTGGTGCTGGACGCCGAAGTTGCGTAGTCATCAGTGCCAATGGTGGCGCCGTTAAACGCGCGGCCAAGTTGAACCAGATCGGTGTCAACTTGCTTGGCCAGTGCATAGCCAGCATCGCTGGTATAGAACTGACGCAGCGAGTTCAGAGCTTGAGCTTCGACGATGTCTTCGATCAGGCGGCTGTACTCGTAGTGCTTGTTGATCAGGATCTGAACTTCAGATTCAGTCGCGGCGATCAGTGTGACTGCATTGGTGGCTACTTTTGCCGAAGCCGAGCCACGGGTTGGGGCGGGAACGTGAACGGTGTCACCTTTCTTGCCCTTGAAGTTCATCTTCATCACAACATTGGCCAGAACCAGGTTCTTTTTGTAGGCCGCAACAATCTCATCACTCCAAATCTCTGGGATAAAGGTTGCTGCTGTTGTGGTTGTTACACTATTTGCTGGGGAAAATGCGGTTGCCATGTCTAACTCCTAAAGTCAAAAGTAAAATTTACTTGACCCGTCCTTCTGCATAGGCCGCCATAATTTCATCGGACAGCGCATCGTATCTAGCCGGGTCGGTCATTTTCAGCCGAATTAGGTCAGCCCTGCGATAGACACGTTTTGAACTCTCTCCGGTACCCCCTACATCTACCTGCGCGGCTTTCAAGGTCTGCTGGCGGGCTTCCTTACCGGATTGATCCGCCTGCTTTTGCTTGATACCGCGTATCTGCTTGTAGGTTGTCAGCAATTCATTGGCCGCATCGAAATCAAACCCGGCATCCGCCCGTGCGTAGAGCTCCAGACGAACCTGAGACGACTTAATCCATGTCTCAAAGTCCTTATCTGCCCCGATCTCCATGAAATCTGGGTGCTCTTGCGCCAAGCGCTGCTGAGTTTGCATCCGTTTGAACTCAATACCTGCCTGTTTGGCAGCAAGTACGTCAGGATGTGTCTCAACGGTCTTTTGAATCGCCTTTTGAGGGTCTTCAAAAAAGTCTACTTCAGGCTCTGCCTTCTCAACAGGTTGAGGTTTTGACGAGAGATTCTGCTTGATGAGCTCATCGGCCAGTTTCCGCACTTCCCCGACTTCTTGCGCCTGGCGCCCAATGACCTTTTCGGCCTCCTGGTGCATCTTGACAATGTCCTCGATCGACTTTCCGCGATAGCGGTCTGGCAATTCTGGGACTTGGGGCGCTGCTAGTTCAGGTAGTTTCGCTTCTTCTGCCTCCAACTCACTAGGCATCTCTGGTTCTTTATCAATCAACATGTCGAAGTTCCTTTTCCTGCCATCTTTTGGTTCTCAGGATTAAACATGAACAGGGCATTTCTGCTTATCTGTTCGCCTTCTGCTCGGATTTTAGCTTGTCTCGGTGGCTTTTATCAAACTTTGCGTGAGCTGTTGGAAACGCTCCCGACCACCCTTCCAATTTAAACGCCGGTGCAGATATGGTGCGGCTGGCCGTCTTGCCGCAATTGCAACGAACTACTTTGTCTTCATATTCGACAAATCGTTCGATGCGCTCTCCACTTTCGCAGAGAAATTCAAAGATCTTTCTCATTGAGTCCCTCGTATGCCTCTTCGCTGACCTGTTTCAGGGTTTTCAGCCAATTTAGGATAGATAACTCACCCTTCTTAAATTGTAAATCCTTTTCGTCTTGAATAGTGGATACATTATTTAAAGATGTTATCATTCCGTCAATATCTTCCAATAGATCGCGCCAGCCCTGGTGGGCCATCATGGCAAACCGATCTTCATAATAGCGTTGCAATTCTGGCGTCATAGTATTAGTTAAAAAACATTAAGAAATTGCCGGTAGCAAGACCAAAATTCCATCCAGTATTATTGCCTGAGTTTACGTTACCATTTGCTACAAATGCCTGCCAAGTAGCGCCACCTGTAGCTGCACTATCCTGAATATCAAGATAAGAAACGGATACAGTGCCAGAAGCATCGGATAGTGTAAATCGAGTGCCTCCAGTAGAGCTACGGATTGACACCAAGTTGCCGGATGTGCCGGACAAGGTGAAGTTATTTACCGTTGTTGTACTAACAGGGAACGTAATCTGGCTTGCGGTAGCGTTCGTATTAGCAATGTCGTTAAACGTATTTGCGCCGGTAATGGTCAGCGTTCCAGCACCGCCTTGGTTTAATGTGCAGTTGTAAGTGAAACTACCTCCAGCAAATGTCTTAGCACTAGCAGATGTCATTGAAATCGCACCTGTTCCAGTACCTTGTGTTGTACTAAATCCACCAGCACCAGTAGCATTCCAAGCAGTTGATCCACTACCAGAAATTAACAACGTTCCACCGTTAAATGTTATGTTTCTTGTGTTAGCTCCCTGTGAGGATGCTGTACCAGTTGTTAAAGTAAATCCAGCAAGATTAACGGTACCCGATACAAAAGCCGTGTTTCTTGTTGACCCTATTGTTAAAGCATCTTGAAGAACGTATGTTGCACTAGGAGCATTAAAGCTAATTGGAAAATCCATTGTTTTACCATTGCTGGTAATTTGTTTAGTTCCGCTTGTTGCTCCGAATGTCATTGTCAAAGATGATGCGGTTAATGACATTCCACTAGAAAGCGTTAAGTTACCGTATATGGTTGCAGTAGACGTTGCTTGCCATGTACCCGAGTAACCTGTGAAGTTTACATTTCTTGCGGCATAACCAGTTATACTTAAAAAACTAAGTGCATATGTACCGCCAGTAAAATTAAAACTAATGGAGTTTGCTTCTGATAATGAACCTGTTGAGACAGTAATAGCAGTTGACCCTGATGAAGTTACGTTGACTACTTGAGTACCAGTTGTTGTTAAATTAGTTGAGACTGCATTTGTCCAAACCGTACCCGTACCAGAACAAGATATATTCCCAGTACCAAATGCAATTGTTCTTGTGTTTGAGTTGCTTGAAGAAAATAAACCTGTTGTTAGTGTAAGATTGTTCAGGTTTAACGTACCCTGCGTTAAAGTAGTGGTAAGCGTTGAGCCTAACGTCAGATTGTTTGTAATAAGTTGAATACCGCCGCCGGGCGCATCTATTGTTATTGGCTGAGTAAATGTAATACCACCAGAATTAAGTGTCTTTGTGGAACTATTACAGAATGTGTATGTTCCAGTTCCGGTAGGTGTTACGCCTGATCCGTAAGTAAAGTCGCCGTAGAAAGTTGGCGTATTTGTACTTGACGCTAACGTCATTGCATTAGTACGTGTTGATGCGTCTAACGTACCGATATTCCAGTTA